GTGTGAGGGAACGATGCGGACAATCACGGTCATCGGCGGCACGCTGTTCCATGTGGTGGCGGCCGAGCTGGGCGATGCCACGCAGTGGCTGCGCATCGCGCGGCTGAACGGGCTGCACGACCCGGTGCTCGCCGGCCCGGTCACGCTGACGCTGCCGCCGCGCGACCCCGAGGCGGGAGGCGGCATTGGCATACAGTGACGGGTTCGGGGCCGCGCTGCGCAAGCCGGCGCTGCGGGTGCTGGCCAACGGCGTGGCGCTGCCGCGCGCCATCTCGGCGCGGGTGGATTCCAACAACCATTACGCGGCCGATTGCTTCCTGGTCGGCGTGGCGCTGGACGATGGCGTGGACAGCGCGTGGATGCGCGCCGACACGATCGAGCTGGAGGTGCAGTTCTCGCTGGGTGCCGGCTTCGCGCGGGCCATCTTCGGCGAGGTGGACCAGCTGGTGATCGACCCGGTGCGCCGCACCGTGTGGATGTACGGCCGCGACCTCACCGCGCGGCTGATCGAGGCGCGCACGCAGGAGAGCTTCTCGAACCGCACCGCCAGCGAGATCGCCACCACGCTCGCCGGCCGGCACGGGCTGGAGGCCGACGTGCAGCGCACGGACACGCTGGTGGGGCGCTACTGGCAGCTGCAGCACGACCGCATCACGCTCGACCAGTTCAGCCGCACCACCACGGAATGGGACCTGCTGGCCATGCTCGCGGCCTTCGAGGGGTTCGACGTGTGGGTCACCGGCCGCACCCTGCATTTCCGCGCCGCCGAGCCGCCGCCGCCGGGCTTCGTGATCCGGCCGGAGAGCGTGACGGCGCTGCGGCTGGAGCGGGCGCTGACGCTGGCACGCGACCTGGAGGTGACGGTGAAGAGCTGGAACGCCCGCCAGCAGCGTGCCTTCGAGCGCACGGCGCGGCGCAGCGGCGGCCGGCGCGGCACGGGCCTGGCGCGCGACACGCAGCGCCATGTCTACGTGGTGCCGAACCTGTCGCCCGACGAGGCGATGAAGCTGGCCGAGCGCAAGCTCGCGGAGCTGACCCGCAACGAGCGCGTGCTGTTCGCCGAGATGCCGGGCGAGCTGGTGCTGGCGCCGCGCATGCAGCTGCTGCTCGAGCGCGTGCCGGGCGATTTCGCCCGCGTCTACGTGGTGGACGAGGTGGTGCGCGAGCTGACCGTGGCCGGCGGGTTCCGCCAGTTCGTGCGCGCGCGCACGCCCAGCCAATAGGGGCACGATGCACCGGTTCCTGAACACCATGAAGGCCCAGGCCGCAGCCCTCGACCGCGGCCAGGGGCAGGCAAGGTTCGCAGTCGTGGCCAGCAGCGATGCCGCGCGCCACGCCGTGCGCGTGCGGCTGATGCCCGAGGGGGTGCTGACCGGCTGGCTGCCGGTGCTGAGCCCCTTCGTCGGCGCGGGCTGGGGCATGTTCTGCCTGCCCTCGCCCGGCGACCAGGTGCTGGTGCTGGCGCAGGAGGGCGAGGCCGAGCACGGCGTGGTGGTGGGCGGCTGCTTCAGCGACCCGCGCCCGCCGCCCGAAGGCGAGGCTGGCGAGGTGGTGCTGCGCCACCAGGCCGGCGCGGTGCTGCGCCTGGCGAACGACGGCACGGTGCGCGTCACCGGCACGGTGCATGTGCAGGGCGACCTGCATGTGGCCGGCCGCATCTTCGACAGCCACGGCGCGCTCGATGCGCTGCGCGGCCACTACAACATCCACACCCATCCCGGCGCCCCGGGCGCGCCCACGCCGCAGGACTGAGGAATTCCCGACATGCCCGACCTGAGCCACGAGTTCGGCGCCGATATCGGCGTCGGCGCGGGCGGCGACCTCGCGCTGGCCGAGGGGCCGGCGCTGGGCCGCCAGCGCGTGCTGCGCCGGCTGCTGACCAACCCCGGCGACTACATCTGGCACCCCGCCTATGGCGCCGGGCTCGGCCGCTTCGTCGGCCAGCCGGTGGCCGCCGCGCGCATCCGCGCCGTGGTGCTGAGCCAGATCTTCCGCGAGGCGGCGGTGGCGCGCAGCCCCGAGCCGGCGGTGGAGGTGCGCGACGAGGGCGACGGGCGGGTGTTCGTCTCCATCCGCTACGCCGATGCCGATACCGGCGAGGCGCAGGTGATCGGCTTTCCGCTGGGAGGAAATTGATGCAGCTGCAGCTTCGCGATTTCGCAAGCCTCGTCGCCAACGCCGCCGCCGCGGTGCAGGCGGCGAGCCGCGCGCTGGTGGACCTGTCGGTGGGCTCCACCCTGCGCGCCATCCTGGAGGCGAATGCCTCGATCGGGCTGTGGATGCAGTGGCTGATCCTGCGCGTGCAGCGCATGACCCGCGCGTCCACCAGCGACGGGGACGACCTGGATTCCTGGGTGGGGGACTTCGATCTCGCCCGCCTGCCCGCCGTTTCCGCCACCGGCCAGGCGCGCTTCGCCCGCTTCACCGCCACCGAGGCCGCGCTGGTGCCGGCCGGCACGCTGGTGCGCACGGCGGACGCGCAGCAGGGCTTCGTGGTGCAGGCCGACGCCGCCCACCCGGCCTGGGACGCGGCGCGCGGCGGCTATGCGCTCGCGGCCGGCGTGGCGGCGGTGACGGTGAAGATCGCGGCCGAGGCGGCGGGGGCGGCCGGCAACGTGCAGCCCGGCGCCATTACGCTGATCGCCGACGCGGTGCCGGGGGTGGACATCGTGGCCAACGACCTGGCGCTGGAAGGGGGGCTGGATGCCGAGAGCGACGACGCGCTGCGCGCCCGGTTCCGCGACTTCCTGGCCAGCCGCAGCCGCGCCACGCCGGTGGCGGTGGGTTATGCCGTGTCGTCCCTGCGCCAGGGGCTGCGCTGGCACGTGGCCGAGAACGCGGCCGATGGCAGCTTCGTGGTGACGGTGGATGACGGCTCGGGCGCGCCCCCGGCCGACCTGCTGTCCCAGGCGGCGAGCGCGATCGACGCGGTGCGCCCGGTGGCGACCAGCTTCGCGGCGCAGCCGCCCGCGGTGAGCACGGCCAACGTGTCGATGCTGCTGGCGGTGGCCGAGGGCGCGGTGGCGCCGGAGGTGGCGGCGCGGGTGGCCGTGGCCATCAGCGACCATCTCGCATCCCTGCCGGTGGGCGGGGCGCTGCGCTTCACCCGCCTGGCGCAGCTGGCCTACGACGCCAGCGCGGCGGTGGTGAACGTCACCGCGGTGACGCTGAACGGCGGCACCGCCGATCTCGACCCCGGGCCGGCCGGCGTGGTGCGGCCCGGTGCCGTGGTGGTGGGCTGAGCCATGGCCGACCTCACCGACATGCTCGCCCGGCTGCGCGGCGTGCTGCCCGCGCGCTGGCATGCCGAGGCGAACGCCACGCTCGATGCCGTGCTGTCCGGCCTGGCCGAGACGTGGGCCTGGGTGCGCGGCCTGGTGGACGAGGTGCGGGCCCAGGCGCGCATCGCCACCGCCACCGGCCGCACGCTCGACCTCGCCGCCGAGGATTATTTCGGCGCGCGCATCCGCCGCCGCACCGGCCAGGGCGATGCCGCCTTCCGCGGCGTGATCCTGCGCGAGCTGCTGCGCGAGCGGGCCACGCGCCCGGCGCTGGCGGCCGCGCTGCGCGACCTCACCGGCCGGGCGCCGGTGGTGTTCGAGCCGCGCCGCCCGGCCGATACCGGCGCCTGGGGCATGGCCTGCGCCTGGGGCGCTGCCGGCGGCTGGGGCAGCATGATGCTGCCGCACCAGGTGTTCGTCACCGCCTATCGCCCCAAGGGCGCGGGCATTGCCGGCATCAATGGCTGGCGCGGCCCGGGCGGCGGCTACGGCGTGGGCGCGGCGGCCTGGGCCGGGGCGGCGATGCTCGACGGGCAGGTGACGGATGCCGACATCCACGCCGCCGCGGCCGCCGTGCTGCCGGCCAGCGCCATCGCCTGGGTCCGCATCCAGGACTGACCTTTCCCTGCACGCAACGGCCTGCCGCCCTGCCGCGCCCCGCGCGGCGGGAGGGGCGGGCGCGCGCATTTTCACCATGGGGGCTTCATGGACCGCAACATCGTCTATCCCGGCTCGATCCCGCTCGACACCGACCTGCTGGCCACCAACCGCAACGCCATGGTGGCGCTGGGCGCGCTGCTGCGCGCCGTGCTCGGCACGTCGCCGGTGGTGGACGGGCTGGAGG